TTCCGGTCGCAATCGCTTCCGGTGAAGAGAGATTGCCGGTGGACGCGACAATTGCGGCGACCGGAAGAACAATTTGGCTTGATGTGACAACTGGCGTCTGCTGGCCGGCGGAACCGGTCATTCTTTGCAGTGTTTGGCCAATGCCAGTCACAACTGCGTCGATCACTCGATTCTCGATCGCGATATCTGCTCGTTTCCCATCGCCTTGGCCGAAGTTGGCAATCACTTGTTCCGGCGTGACGCCTCGATACCTTGCGACGTCTGCAATAAATGGCTTGCCGAACGAATCGATAAACATCTGCAGAGTCGCTTTTGCCTCCGGAGTCAGTTTTTCGTACTGATTCCCATGACCTTTCTTTGGGCTGTCACTATTTGTGATGACCGTAACCGCATATCCCATCTCTGCCAGCATTCCTGACATTTCGATGTGCGGCATTATGGTTCCGATTGATCCAACCACACTGTCTGCGGTCGCTTCGATGCGATCACAAGCCGATGCGATGTAATACGATGCTGAGCAGCACTGACCTTGCACGAATGCAACTATTTGTTTCTTGCCGCGGCTTGAATAAACGAGATCAGCAACCCGCTTGCATCCGATCGCAGATCCGCCCGGGCTGTTGCAGTAAAACAGGACCGATTTGACCTGATCGTTCGACATTGCGGCGAGAAAATCACGCTCCAAAATCTGATAGGAGCAGGCCCCGCCATATCGGACCATGTAATCGACTTCGTCGCGAAGAACTCCGTTCATCGGAATCACCGCAACACCGTTGGCGACCTTCATTGAGGTCTCAACACCGTCACCGTTGAACGAAAGAGCCGATTTGATCGACTCCATGTCGCCGATTTCGATACGCTGACCGAGATCAGAGAGCGTAGAGGCGAGCATGGCCCACGGATGCCCGTAGAACTCGCTTCTGAGCTTCTGTCGCTTGCGTTTGATGTCTGCTGGACTAGGCATTTTGTCCTTCCAATAGCATTGCAACGCGATTTGCGATGTCTGCGGCCTGATCTTGTGAAGTTGTCGCGCCGGAGCCCGGCTTTGAGTGATCAAGATCCACGCCAAGCATGGACTTGATCTTGTTTTCTATGGCGACCTGCATCAAAACCTTGATCCAGTGCTTATTGAGCTTCGCACACTCTTCTTTGAACGTGCTGATTCCTGTTCGCATTCGCGCCGTTCGTGCTTCACCCTCTTTGAATGGGTCAAGCATGTCGCGACCATTGCCAATCGCGTCGAATCGCTGATATGTTCGCTCGTTCGCTTTGAATTCGGATGGCGTGATTGAATGAAAGACACCTGTCGCAGCTGCAATCGCGTTGAATTGCTGACGCATCGGAACGGCAACATGAGTTCCGAACCAATCTTTGAGCGGCCCGAGGTGTCCTTCTTCGTCCAGCTTCGCAGCTCGTGCGCTGCTGTAGTTTGTTCGCTCGTAATCGCCGGTCAGAGTGTAGTAACTCAGGCCCAAACCGCCCGCCTGATCGCGATCCAAGAGGCTTAGAAACGTCGGCGCGTCCTTGTTCGGTCGAGTGGACCGAATCATCTCAAGACTTTCATCCTTGCCGATGGTCGCAGCCACGGGTGACTGGCCGATTTTGTAGGAACGATTGCCGAACTCGTCTTCGTCTTCGAGCCCGTCGTCAAATCCCCACGCGCCGTACTTTTCGCCGTTGTTGAGTTTCGCAACGAAGGCAAAAGCAGCGTCAATCGCAGCAGAACGGATCTCGGAACCCATGTAGTTGTCACGGTCCCAGGTCGTTTGACCTGTTGAGTCGTACCAACTTGCCCCGACGGATGATGAAGGACGGTCATAACAAGCCAGATCGATGACTCGTTCAGCCGGGATTCGCACGCGACGAAGGCCAGATCCCACAGAAATGCCAGCTCCGAGCAATGATGATCCAGAGCTTCCAAAAGTATCGTCGGGATGGTCGATCAGAAAGTGATAGGCAACCACTGAGTTGCTCTTGTCGAACTCGATACCGTTCAGAATCTTGTTCTGATTGGTTCCAGCCTGACGGTCCATTGATTGGTCAAGTTGTTCCCGCTCAATCAACTGGTAGCAAAGTGGAACAATCTTGTAGTTGGGCCGAAAACAGCGAACAATCAGGGCATTCCCGACGGTCACGGTCTCGCCGATGGCCATGCGTTCCATCTCCGCACGGCTCAAACGGCCTTCAACATCGAACTGTTTCGGATCTGAGGACCATTCTTCGTAGAGGTCGTCCGATTCCAGAGCAAACTGCAGGCGTGGTCCGAGGTCGCCTTCCTCCAGTTTCTCCAGTTCAGTGACGATCTGAAACATTTCCTGCGGCGCAAACGGCCACGAAAACGTCTGAAACCCGGTGCCAACCACGAGATCCTGAAACGCCATCCGCACTCGCTTGCCCTGGGCGGTGTTTCGCACCAGATCACGAACTCGGCGGTTCATCAATCCATGGCTGGACATAATCGCCGCATCACCAGAATAGGCTTGCGGCTGATTCATTTCCCGAGGACGATCCCGGCGGGCGAGCTTATACGCTTCAAAAGACTCCGCGAGGATCTCTTTGGCGTAGTCAATGCTGCCGGGAGTCGCCTCTGGCTTAGCCGGCCCGATCGATGCTGGAACAAAAGCAGCTTCTGGTCGTCGTGATTTTTTAAAGAGTCCGAACATCAGATATTGACCCTCCCAACTGGAGAGAAAATCCGACGGCCGGCAGCTTGAGCAACCTTTGTTTCGAGTGATTCAATCAGAGCGTGCAAATCGCGAATCTGAATCTGTTGCTGCGCGCGGCCCTGTTCGGACCAAGACGAAGTGTCCGTCTGCAGAATGCGGAGCAAACTATCGTTCGCTGCGTCGAGTTGCTGCTGTGCGGTTGCTGCCATGCTCCAGAGATTAGGGGCACAACCGCGAACCGCAATATGTTGGTTTACTGTGCGCGTAAACGACGTTCGATATTATCTCGCCCCGATGTCTGCAACCTCTGGCTGCTTTCGGTTTCGTTCGTGACTCGCCACAAACTCAGGGCGTGGCATCGGTGCTGATTTATGATTGCAGACAGGACACTTCAGGATCGTGTACATCGGAGTTGAAGCCTTCATGTCGCGTTCCATTACTGGTTGCTGAGTCAGGCCAGCACATCGGTGGCACTTCAGCGGCTCCGCTGGGATCTTTGCAGCCGCTGTCTTAATCCGCTTTCCCTTCTCTTCGCAGCCATCAACAGGGCATTTGTAGTAAGCAACTGGCGAGCCAGCTTTGCCGCTGCTCGAGATCTTCATCCGGCAGTGATGTTTTGCGCAGTACGGGACTCCGTCCTCATCTTTTGCTACCGGTTCCGGTTCCTGGGCGGCTGGGCGTGTCTGCTCTTCGAGTTCGTCGTCAAAATCCGTTTGAGGGGCTGCAGGTGCTTTTGCCATCTTATCGTGCTCCTATTTCTTCACTGGCTTCCAACCTGATTGGCGGAACCTTTCCTTGTTGTTTTTTCCGTGAGACCAGATTCTCACGAAACCATTGTTCCACTGATCGGGCCACCAGCATCATGGCGAACGAATCCCACCAGTGATCTCGTCTGAACCGCGGCTTGCGGCTCTTCGTCGATTTCCGTCGGAGGTCTGCGAGGTCCTCAGATCCCTCCCGAATATGTTCTGCGAGGCGTTTATGGTTCGCCCAAATCCCAGGTTCTGAAGCGAACAGACTGAATGCAGACTCATCTGCGTCCGGAAGCATGAACAGCCCCTCCACCAGAGAGTGCCAGTGTTCTGCGTTCCAAATCACCTCAGTACAGGCCCGCTCGGCTCCGGCCCCTCGGTTCATGTGCCAGTTGTCGCCGACAATCACTCTTGCCTGTCCGTTCTCGTCGTTTACTGGTGCTGGGCTGCGATAGTTCGGGGCACCTTTGGCCGGAAGGAATCTGCGGAGCCCATACTCCATGCAGAACCGTTCAACTGGCTGTGCCGCCCACGTCTTCCGCTCGCCGTCCTCTGACCACGATCCCATCCAGCCCTTGTCAATCAGAGTCAGATCGCAGAAGTGCAGACCACCTTCATCGTCCTCATGGCCTTCCTGTTTCCATTCGTTGGCCAGTTTGCAGAGTCCCTCATAAATCAACTGTTCGGCCTGTTCGACCGTCGTTTCGCTGGTTCCATGGCTCCGAACGTCGTAGTCAATCACACGATGTCGAAGCGTGGAGTCACTCGCCATGGTTGAAAAGTGCAGCTCGATCTTTCGGCAATCGACGCCGCGGACCATCATGGTTGTGGTTGCTTCAGTAAATCCTCGCGGCCTGTCGGATTCGGAGTTCATGACGTGACCGAGCTCGAGCTTTGATTCAATCAGGTCTTCGTTCTCGATCGTTTCGTTGTCGAGTTCGCACCGGCAGAACATTTCCCCCTTGTCGGCCCATTCGTCGAAATAGTTTTGCAGGGCTGAAACTTGGAGTTGAGAGCCGTCCGGAAGTTCCTGTGATTTGAAGCGATGCTGATTTGATACTACCGCACCAGCGTCCATGTCAAAACGGTTTGCGAGATAGAATCGGTGAGCTATTCGCCCGTATTTGTCGCCTTCGATCTTCCCCTTCTGGCGTTTCTTTACGTAATCCATCCACAGATCGAACCGATCCGGCCTTTCGACAAGGTATCTGAACCGCTTAACAACGAATGGGTGGCCGGTTTTTGCAAAATGGTGAGCCACTCCGCATCCGGATTTCGGCAATGTAGCAAGCATGATTCTTGCGAGCGGTTGCGTCTGCGTGCCTAATCCGCCGATGTCCAGATTGATTCTGTCGATGATTTTTCTGGCTACGTCAGCGTTTCCTGTCGTGTCTGGAGTGTCCAAGTCGTCCATTGCGACAGCTTTTGGTCGCCTTCCGAGGATGTTTAGCCCGCGAATCGGTGAGTCAGCGCCGCGAAACCTCAACATCGCCTTCGCTGATGGCGAACCCGGAACGGCCGGCATGTCGATTTCTTCGGATGTCCAGGAGAATTTAATCGGCTCCGATGTGAACTGTTCCCCGTTGTCGTGTCGAACGCCAGACGCCCTCATCTGGTGAGCCAACTGCGGCGTTGACCCCACTCGATTGACCGGAACGGCAATCTCTGGGTAATACCGAAAAAATGGTTCACTCCTCATCATCATTTCCTGAATCGCCTTGGCACTGTTTGTTGCGTCCGGTCCTGTCGCTGAGATGAACGCGATGAAGTCGATCACTCCGGTTGCTATGGCCTTCCAAACCATGCAACGCAGGTAGCTCGTCTTGCCTTCACCGCGACTTGCCAGCAACAATTCATCACCTCCGTGATTTAGTATCTCGCCGAAGTCGGCAATCATCTGGGCCTGTTGCGGAGTAAATGGTCGAGTGAACGGTTCTAGAATGCCCGACTTCGGCCCGCACATCTCCCAGATCCACGCCTCGTTATCTGCCTCCAGTTGTTCGCGTCGCTGTCGTTCAGCATCGGTGAGCCACGGAATAATTACGGTGGCCTCAGACTCTCGCCGCCTCCGGTTTGCGTCAGCTGATGCCAGCCTGCGATTTTCGATGTTCGTCAGTTCTGTTTCTTGTGACTGCTGGACGTATTCGTCGCGTTTCAGTTCCTCAATAAACTGCTCAAGTTGTTCATCGTTTAGCGTTTCTAAGAAGTTTTGTTTCTCGGAATCGCTCAGCGAATTGAACTGCAGTGAGAGGCTTTGATTCGGTTCGGTTGTCAACGTTCACTCCCACATTCACAACGGTCGGCTGTTGCTGCTGTGGCTCTGGTGGATTGAGAGATTTGTTGTACTCCAGGAATGCCAGCAATAACGCACCTGCTCTGAGTTGTTCGCGTGGTTCACCTTTCAACAGGATTGTGCCCGCCACCTTTGGCATTGCTTCAATGATCGCTGCAGGTATCGGAATCTCCGGGTTCTTCACTGATCTCTTGACCGCCTGCTCCATCAGCTGCATGTCTTGCCGGACGTGCCCCGGATCTGTCAGGAGTTCGGTTGTAGCCATTGCTCTATCACCGCTTTCGCTACTTGTTCTGTCATCTTCGGCGGTACGCTCATGCCGATCATGTATTTGCCGATCTTGTCGGTCTTGGCGTGGTAGTCGTCTGGGAAGCTGCCGAGGCGTTTCCATTCGCGGAATGTGAGATTTCGCGGTTCTGTCCAATGTGAAAAGCATTGTTCCTGCGTTGATAGGGTGAACGATGGCTGCCGGCTGTGTAGTTTATAATTATTGAACCACGATCGTTTTCCAGTTACTGCAATGCAGCCGTCAGACATGCAGTTCCCCTCTTTTGTGTGTGTCCAGTAAAGTGTGCTTTTCGTCGCCATTGCTTCAGACTTCTTTTCCGCAGCCGTCAGTTCCTGCAAATCCTGGCACGCTTCCCCTGCTGAAATCCACCGATGCTGTGGTTTTAGTTCCAGTGGTTTCGCCTTGATGTCATCACGAACAGCACAGAAGAAAACACGTTCCCGACGTTGTGGTACTCCGCAGTCTGCCGCATTGATCAGGAACAACTGAACTCGATAGCCAATTTCTTTGAATCGAGCCATCACCAGTTTCGTATAGCCTTTTGCGTTGCCGAGAATCATTCCTTTGACGTTCTCGGCAATCGCGACTCGCGGCTGAAGTCGCTCAACCAAATTCAGGTAATCAAAAAACAAGTCCGACAGCACCTGCGTCGCCTGACCCTCTCGAAACTTCTTGTTTTTGCCCCATGCCTTTTCACGACTTCCGGCCATGCTGAACGTTGAACACGGTGGCGATCCGTCAAGAATGTCCAGGCTAAACAGTTCGGCCGGCAGATCCTTTTTCAGCAGATCCCCAATTGGACACAAAAAGTAATTCGGCGGCTTCAAATTGTGTTTGTAGTGCCACGCCATTTCCGGGTCGATGTCGTTTGCCGCAACAATCGTGCATCCGGCCCGCTTGTAGCCCATTGACGAACCGCCACCGCACGCAAACGTTGACATTACTGTCAGGCCGTTCTGCGGAACGTCGGCAAGGTCTTTCAGTGACCATGCACAATCAGGCTTTTGGAGGATCGAACTCAAACTGGCACCTCGGACATTTGCACTGCATTTCGAAACTGTCTGTGTCAACTTCTGACGACGATGATTCTGGAGGCTCATCGTCTTGCTTGCCTTCAAACTCCAGCAACTTTGCTAGCTCATCAACATCAAACCCGAGCAACGCCATATCAAATTCATCGGCGTGCAGGTCGCTCAGTTCGTTCGCCAGCATCTCTTCATCCCATCCGGACGAAAGAGCGATGCGGTTGTCGGCGAGAACGTAGGCCCGTTTCTGTGCGTCCGTGAGATGCGATAGGCGAAGACAGGGAACCGTTTCGAGTTTCAGCAACTGAGCCGCCATCACTCGCCCGTGGCCGGCAATGATGCCGTTTGTGGCGTCTACCAGGACAGGATTGCAAAAGCCGAACTCCTGAATGCTGCCGGCAATTTGCTTGACCTGCGTTTCGCTGTGCGTCCTGGCGTTGCGAGCGTATGGAATGAGTGAAGCGGTCGAGATTTGCTCGATCGCTGCGGATTGTGCCCCTGACCCCTGTTGTTTTTTCTTTGCCATGGTGTTTTTGTTAACGGTGTCTCGAAAGCGCGAACGGTAGCAG